GTCGAATTTGTCGCAGCTTCGGCGAACAAAAGGTCTCGGGCGAGCGCGTCAGCACTGGACACCCTTGTGGTCCGACGTTCGGCGTCGAAGTATATGGCGTCTCGGCAGACTGACATGTCCCACCCTGAAGCGTCTGAGCCCTTCAGATCAAGACGGCCGGTCTGGGACAGGTGTTCCAACATCCGCCCTGTCCGCTGTATTCCGTCGTCGTGGTGGCCCATTCCGACCCCCTGCACGTTCAACTGATCGAAGGCATAGGCAGAAATATCCGCCTTGTTCTGCTTCCGATGGACCAAATCCTGGCACGCTGCGTCCACAATTGAACAGGGCCAAATGAGGCGCCAACGCTGGGCATCGGCTTTGTCTTTCCCGTGGGGCTCGTCTTTGGTGAAGATCTCCTCTGGGTCCTTGAGTCCGAGCCTGAGCATGTCCTCAGGAGACAACCAGTGGATGTTCTCACCCTCCGCAATCCGGAGCGCCAAGCGGCACGACACCAAGTATGCGAGAAGGTCTCTACCTTCTGTCTTGGAAATCCAAACGCCCTTGGCTCCGGGGCGGTAGCGAGCGGACCACCCCGCACTTTTCTCAACGTCGGCATTGTTCATGAACGCTTCCAACAACTCAGTAAACGTGTTCTCCAAAGGGGAGTCCACCACTGGGTAGTGAGAGACGAACTCGCGGAGATCGTTGGCAAACTTCGGTTGGCGCATGATCTTGCTCCAGTTGCCAGGCGACTGCCGCTCGCACTGTCCACGGAAACTCGACTTGACGGCCTTAGGCCCCGAAGGTGGAGCCACGAAACCAGCCAGAACATCTGCTAGCTTCTTACCATGCCATTCGAAGTCGGCTTCTTTGACGAGGTTGATGAACTCTTCCGACAAAGGGCGAGCCTCAGTTGTGTGCTGAAAGGACTGCAAACAAGAGCCAATCCTGTATGCGTGGCGCTCGCCCCTCTTGTTGAGGTACTGTGGTACGTCCGTCTTCCGCTCCCACAACTTTGGACTGCCTGCCTGCAAGTACTTCCGGTATTCGGCAAATCCAGGCTCGTTCAAAAGCGAACTGGCTCCAACACCCTTGAGGTGTTCGAGGGCTTCCCACTCTGTTGACCCATGGCTCATCCACTCGTTGAGAGCGCCGACTTGATCTGCTGAGAGAGGCTCCGCAGGTATAGGCGGGCGGCATTCGGTGACGTTTTGGGCCCACGGGAGGGTGGGATTCTCCGAACGGGACTGTGCGTGAAAGGGCAGTCTGTCGCCCCACGCGTCCTCCCCGATCGCCGGCTTGCGAACGGGGGGGGCGACTGCAGGAGCAGCCGGCGGGAAGACAGTCTCGAAGGAGAAATAACCTTGAGGAAGTTGTGGAGAGGGCACTGAGTGATCCATGATGGTAGCTTGGTCGAACGGGAGTCGTGTCGATGCGCTACTCGGGGGTGGCGGAGCACTCGGCTGGAGAGGGTTGACAGTCTTGGAAGGCTCTGGAATGTATAAATACACCCAGCTCTCTCCTTGATAGTTGCTGACGCCCAAGACGGACTTCTGCACCAATCGTGAAATGGCAGCGTTGCCTGCTTTCCTTCCCATGAACCAGCAAGCACTTCGACGTACCCACCCGTCTTTAACAAACGGAGTATCCTCTTGGAGGATTTTGTGGAACATCGCCATAAAAGTAGCTTCCTGTTGCAGAAGTGTGTCAACTGTCTCCTCCTCGGCGTCGGGGGACTCATCTTCCTTGTGTCTGAAGGACGAGTCGTTCCCATGTAGGTTGTGGGTGATCTCGTTATGCACAATCCGGTCGTAATTGAGCTCAGCGCGGCCTGCATCTGTAGTGTAGTAGCTGGCCTTATCCTGCGCAAGGAGCTCGCGATGTTGCTTCTTAGTCCGGATCCGCATGTGGTTGGGATCAAGCTCCCCGTACGACGAGGTCTCGGAAGGGGACTCGTCCTGCAAACCGTAAACGCTGCTGAGTAAGTTCCAAACGGCTGACGGTTTAGTCTTCGGTTCCAACGGGGCTCCAATGCTCCGCAGAGCGTAACAAAAGGCCACAGAGGTAATCGCAAAATTGACTCCTTCTCCCCCACAGATATGCATGCCTTGGAAGAAGACTTTGCCG